CTGACGGGTACCAGGCGAATAATTGCCGTGGGATGCTCCGTTTCCGATATGTGAGAAAAAAGTCCAAAAAGCGTCCCAGGGGGGTTGGTAGTCGGCTGCGTAAAGACCGGCCTGTGCGTAGGGGAGTACATTGACCCACGGTACTGCGATTCCATGATCGTCATCGGAAGATGCTTGGACGGTTTTGGCACCGCCAATAGAAATTCCGGCGGGCACACTGAAGTTGGGATAGGTTCCCTGAGCTTCAATGACGCCCCAAAACGAAGTTATCGTAGTTGTAGTAGGATCAACAACAGGCGCAAGGCGAGGATACACAGCCCGATAGTTGACTCCCCCACGTGAGAAAAGGAAAGCCCGAAAAAGCAAATACTGTAGAGTGTGAGGATCAGCCCAGTAATCAAGGGGGTAAGTGATAGACCCAGTAGATATTGAGGTGTTAGCTCCGCAGTAACGCTTGAAAAGGTCCACAATGCGCTCGCTTGTTTCAGCGACCACGTACTTGTTATCCACACTATAAGCACAGTCAGGAACGAAAGGAGGGAAAGTCTGTCGGAAGACATCCTGAATGTCGCATTGTTCCTCGACTGCAGACGAAGCAGGCCCATAAGGAGCAGCCCAGTTGTAATGCTGTTCAGGAGAAGAGAACTGGCAATCAGGGGCAGCTGCGGACCAAATGACGTAATCGACGTTAGCGTCGAGCGTAGTGTCAGAAGAAGAGAAAGGGGTGTATACAAAGATACGACAAAAAAGAGGATTAGCTCCGAAAGGAAGGTACTCAGTATGTGAAACAAAGGGGATTGTAAAGAGTGCGGTAGTGTCACCCTTAACATCAATGATGTAAGTGGTATTATTGTCAATGACATCGCCCGGAGGCGTACGCCACGAAGGGTAGACGACAACACCAATTCGACCAGAAATGAAAGAAGAGCAACAGAATTGAAGAAAAAACCGCTGAGATCCCCTCCAGTAACGGTGGCAAGACGCTGCAAGCTTGAACGGACCCTGCGGCTGAACATTGAAATCGGCAGAAATAATGGAGTTATTAAGATTACCAAAAACATGTAGAGAAGGGACACAGGCCATGTCACGGAAGGTCCAATCGCGACCGTCAGGAAGAAGACCGGGCGAAGAGGCCAGGTAAGATGTTCCATACAGAGCGAGAGGCATAGACTGATCAGGGAGATCGCTAGACGGCATTGAATATGCGGGCTGGTCCACAAACCGAGTTGCGGCCTGGCGTAGGCTGGGTTTGTCGAATAGTCCAAACAAAGATCCTGCCATAGTAGCGAGGGGCTGAATGCTTCCCAGTACTGCCTCGATAGGAGCGGCAACCGCGTCAATAGTAGAAGCGAGCGTAGCAGCAACAGAAAGAGGTTGAGTGGGCACAGGAGCATTAGGGCTGGAATTGGGGTGGCTAGAAGAGCGTACTTTATGTACAAGAACGCTGGGGGCATGAAAAATGCCGACGGAGCTAGCGCCCTTGACATCAGCCTGAAGGTCCACGTTACGCATAAAACCATCTCTGAGCGATCCAGCAGGAGCGACTGGCATGACCAGTTGTGGGTTGAGAAACCGTGCCTGAACTGTGTAGGAAATCGTGTCAGACGCTGTTGCAGAGGCGCATCGTAGAGGAGCCAGCACGTCAAGGAAGAAAGTCCAATGGCGCCAGTTAGAAGCAGGGTTGGTGAGATAAGGAATAGGAAGAAAGCGGTGAGGATCAGTCCAAGGGAAAACAAGGATGATAGTATCCTGGCATTGTGCGCTAAGCGTCTTATACTTAAGCCACGACCGAGCCCACAGATCGCCAGAAGCATACGTCGCCGTGAGCTTGCCAGGTATACCGCCAACGCCAAGTAGACCAGAGTAAAAAGCGTTGGAATTAATGCGAATAGAAATTTCCAGATCACACCGAAAGTAGCAGTAGTAGGAGAATAGCTGAGTGTTAAGAGCCTTTGCATAGAGTAAAGCAAAAGGGTCCAACTCAAGTTTTGCAGCACCAGCGCTAACGGACTCGGCAGTAGACCATGTACCAGTCGCAATTGTATACAAGCGACAAAGCATAAGGTCAGGAGTTTGATCTGGAAGAGGGAAGAGTTGTTTGAGCATAGGCAGAACAGGCACCACAGAGAGAGTAGTGCCCGTATCTTCCATCGTAGTGTTGATGGAGGCGTTAGTGTTAGTACCAGTAACGCTGTTGAGATCCTGCGTTTGCTCTTGAGAAGAAACGATTTGTAGACTTGAGATGCTAACGAAATTAAGGTGTACGCGTCGGAGCTCGTCAACTCTTCGGCTGAAAATAGGAGAGGGACACCGTCATAATCGATCTCCTCCATTTCTGGTTTGGCTGTTTTGTCGGACGTAGCCATCGTTGTCCCAGAAGAGTCTGGGGGCTGTTGCGTTTTGTTTGCTTGCGCAAGGGGACCGCTACCCCCCTCCGGGAACTCGAGTTCAGGAATTGGCATTGAGAAGTCGGTCAAAGGCTTCGACGTAGGGAAGGACAGGCTGTCCATATCCGTGAAGTCGGAAGACACGACGTGCAAGGTCACCAACCCTGGTATACAAGTCGCGCGGATGATGTCGTAACTCGATCAGCATGTTGATCCATGTCGATTCGATGTCGATATCTGTGGCGGATTGATCGCGCCACATCACGGCTTCGAGGACGGATGAGAGCCGAAGAGGAGCTAAGACGAGGGTGTCAGAGTAACGCACAAAGGAGCGTTTGAGGTACTCTGCTTCGAGAAGAGAGACGTACGGAAGACGCACTTCCCCCTTATCGGATGCGGTGTATGTCATACCGACTTTTTGAGCAAATTCGCTAAGATAAAGCATATTATAGTCAGGCTTGTCAGCCGACACAGTGACGAGAGAGTCGTCGCCAGTGAATGCAGTCTCAACGTATTTCTTAAAGTCGGTATCGTCATAGCCTAGGGAGCGCCAGGCAAGGACGTGAAAACACCAGGAGGAGAACGAAGCAATGAGAGCGGTTGGACCGGTCCCAGAGCCTTGTCCCTTCTCAACTCCATATACCATCCGCTGAAAGATATGTTGGACATGCCAAAGTGAGCGTACGAGATTTGCTCGAACCTTGGTATGCCAATCAGACAGCGGAAAGCACATGTTAAGAAACTTGATAAAAAGTTCCACAAGTTGAGGAAAGAGAGTGAACTCATGACCCTTGAAGTCGCCTGCGCAGGTGTTAAAACCGACGCGTGCTAGGCGATCGAAGAGGAGAGTCCAATGGGAGTGAGGGTCGATACCGATCGAAATCGGAGTCTTCCAGGGTGCCGTACGAAGAGCACGGAGGATTGGGTCGAAGTACATACGAGCCAGAAGAACGAAGAGTAGCTGGGCTACGCAGAAGAGACGGACTTTACCGTCTGCTACATCTGCGTGAGGGAGCAATTCGTCCTTCAGCTGGTCAACAACGACACAAGGCTGAACCACATCGTGTAGTTTGCGCTGGAGCGCGAGAGTCTGTGCGACAAATTCAGGATTGGGCTTGCCATCCGCGTAGAGAATATCCACGCGGCGTTGGCCAGTCTTGACATAGGGATAGCCAGGACTAGTTGTAAGCTCGATCGATGAATAGCCGTCGCAACCGACAATCGCCTCAACAGGCGTTAGGACACGAGGAGTCCAGTTGAAGTCGGGAGGGAGGAGCTGTTCGTAGGGCAACCCTCGGAGTAATTTGGGGTCAATCGGTGGCGTTACATTGAGCTTGCCAGCGATTACTGAATATTTGTACATCGGCATTGATTCGGGGGCAGGGCCACCGGGCCGATCAAGTACCGCTGGTGAGCGAGGTACATGATCCAGTGAAATCACTCCGAGAGCGTCTTGAAGAGGCTCCTCAGAGGGATGGAGGGGTGTTTTGACGAGACGTGAACGGCGAGAAAGATTCATCGACAGATCTGGGGGCAGGGTTCCAAGTGGCTGAGTGCCAGGAAGGAAAGGCTGAAGAATTTCAGCTGACTGCGGCTGCAGAACTGGGAAGAAACGACTCGAGCCGTCCCACGCACATTCAAGTGACACGGTGTCGGGATTAATCATGGTGGCGCTTTCATAAACGGCATCTACTGCGGAACGCGAAATAGAGTGGCCGAAAGAGATAGCTTGACCCTGGTTGCCGGCACCGTGAATGGCAAATATTGTGAACTTGCCTTCAACTTGTCCGTAGTACGGAAGACCACAGAATCCAACAGCGTTGGACATGCGAGGGAACATCCAATCATTTGACTTAATCGGGTTTTCGAGGTGCTCGAAGAGGGAAGTACGTTCGTGTTCGACAAGAACATTCTTCAGTCGGGCATCTGTAGTAGGCCGAAGCCGGTGAACCTCACCGGTAGAAGGGGTCGCGTTAGCGAAGTAAGCTCGGATATCAGCAAATTGATTGATGCGATTGGGTAGAGTAAGGTAGATCAGGGTAGGATCTTCCTCATCGATTGTAGACTCGATGTCTTCCCATTGCACGTCAATTGCCGAACCGAGACCGTCGTGGTTAATCTGGACTATGTCTCCAGGCTTCATATGGTTAGTTCCGTGTGTACAAGTCACACAGACATTGCCAAAGAGGCCAAGGATCCACTGTCCTGAACTTCCAAAACGACAGTACTTCAAATTGCCAAGGAGCTTAGATTGATTGCCGGTGAGTGAACTTATCGTCTCAGCGAGAATCTCTGCTTGCTCAGTGGTTTTCTTGGTAACGCGAACCATGCGAGAGCGGCCGGTGGCGTGGGCCCGTGAGGGTTGACGCGCTTCCTTCGATTGCTTAAATCGACCGGATTGCTCTGTTTCTGATTGCTCGATTGTTTGTCCGAGAAAAGAACGTGCGAAGTCTGCTAGGCGTGATAACACCCAGCGAGCAACTACGTACGTAATCACGGAAACAGCGAGCATGCGAATGAGTCCGATAAAGGCAGCTCTATAAAAGGCCTTAACGAAATCTTCGTAGGTACACTGCGCGGATACGCGCTCATATACTCTACGTTTTTCGGCTACTGTTGCAGTTAAAAATGCAGCAAAGCCGATCGGAGTGGGGCCAAGAAGGGGCCACCAGTCCGGAGTTCCGAATCCCCAGTCTGAAAAGAAAGCAAGAAAACTGGGAAGAGACGTTAGAGGGCCGTGAAGATTGGCATCAGAAAGATTACCATAGGCCACAATATCGTCTAGATAAGTTGCGGGAAAAAACTCCTGAATTGCTCGAGCCTGAACCAGATATTCATCTGGATGGCGAGCGAGGAGAACCGAACCCGAGTCTGGATGCACAATAGTGCGATAGTCTCGGATAAGGGTTTTGACCGTTGAAGGTAACAACAGCCGGGTGAACATCGGAAAA